TATAAATTGTTTTGATATATTTACGTAGTTTTTTGTATCAGACGTTCTTAAAGTAGCACCGTTTATTTCTCCACCTTTAATTAAATTCCCGTTCATTGTTCCAGCGGTAATAAAGTCAGCTAAAATTCGTCCGTCCATTGTCATCGCAAGTCCATATGGACCATTGATTCCAGTACTTGAATACCCTAAACCGTTAATATTCCATTGCCAAACCTTTGTAGCAGTCATTTCATCTTTTGTATCCATAATTAAAATTCTGTCTGGATGAATACGAACATGACCACCAAAACCACTATTAATAAGATTGGTTGCGTGTTCTTTTGCTGCATCTAAAATATCATATGGCATATCTTCTAAGTTATTTTGCATCTGATCCAGCTTATTGGCTAAGTTTGTAAAGGATTCTTTAAAGTTACCAATCGTTAAGTCGATATATTTCTTTTCAATAGGATCATATTTATATGCATTTACTTTTGCTTGAATATGAAGGTTGTCTTCTTCATGGCTGATAGTAACAATATCCCCCATGTACACCTTCTGTAAAACAGCATAGTCTTTATATTCTTCTGTTTGTGATAGTTCTAGAAATTCAACTTTGTATGTTGCTTTTGGTTGATCTACTCTTTGAATCTCATACATTTCTTTTGCAGCTTTACGCAATAATTTATACGCTTCTTCCAATGGAACTGCATCTTCATCTTTTGCATTATCTCCAATAGCTGCTTTTATATCTTTAAATTCCACCACCCTAATTTTAGGATGAGGATATTTATTAATAAGTGGACTATCAATATATCGTTCTGGTAGCAATAAGCCATTAAAACCTATTGGCATAATTCGGGTAACTGAGCTTTTCCAATCAACACTTCCTTCATATCCTAGTAAGTCTTTTTTGTGTTGAATGACAACCCCTCTATCCATGCCCCGATTTTTTAACATTCTCACATCAAAATTATCTCGTTTTAATTCACCGCCCCAACGATTGATAAAAGAGTTATCTTGACCATTATCTAAAATCGCTTCAACTGGATTTTTCCTTACAATACGTGAACTTGCAATAGTTGGTATATCAGAATAGAAGGTGAACGGATGCTTATATTGACACCCTGCTGATAAACGATTCATTGCACCGTTTCCATTTGTTGTTTGGATAAATATATCTTCAATTAAGTTTTCAGTTAAATCATAGAAAATGTGATAGCATTGTACTTTTAATTCGCCCATGCTTGGTTTAGGTGTCACAACACGAAATAATTGATCTCCATCAGGTGTTGGTGCTTTAACAATGCTCATACCATCAATTTTTGTTCCGTGAGGAGCAAATAAAGGATAACTAAAAGTAAATACAAATAAACCGTTGAGTTCTTCCTCAACAGTTGCATCATAAATATGGTTATCTAAAACCCCTATTCCATTATGTGTAAAATCCGTTTCGTTTGCTTCATATAGTGTAATCATACATATCGCCACCGTGGTTCAATTAAAATTTCATTTACATTTCCAGACCATGTAATTGTATTTTCTCCAACTTGGAAAACAGGGAAACTCCCTACTGTTTTTATTGGTTTTGTGCCTTCATAAGCAATGAGAAGTTCAGAATCAACTATAACAGAATTGGTTATTCCTTTTATTTGAAAGGAAACGTCATTTATCATAATTCGTACATCATTATTCCCAAAAATCTCAAATTTAGGAGCAGATTCATATGTTCCGATATTCATAAACGCTTCTGATTTCGTTACTACAAATGGGACTGATTCAACATATTCAAATGGATCAAGTGTAAATTCCACTTCAAATTCTCCATATTCTTCAATTTCATTTGCAATGTCACCAATTTCTACATGTTTGATTTTTCGATATACCTCATCATCTGTAAAATAGAGGGTTTTTCCATTCATAAGCCAAACTTTTATGTCACGTACTAAAGGTTTTATATTTTCTTCTTCTAGCAAATTAAATTTAATTTTAAAAGGGACATCCTCAAATGCCCCTTTTTTCGTGAGTGAACCGTGCCTTCCAGGTACTTCTATGTGTTCTACTTTTTGTTTTGCAGTAGGAATAACAGGACGATCTACCATACATAATCCGTAATCACTCGCTAATCCCTTATCAATTCCAATGTCTAGCAAATCAATTCCTCCCTATGCCAATATTTAAGTTACGTCCTTTTTGTGCAAACCAATCATCCGCTTTTTCAAACATACGATCAATGTCACGTTCATTCCGAACAGTATTATAAAAATTAACTTCAATTGGTTGTTGATTACTGCCCTCTCCTGTTGTTGTTCCTGCAATATTAGGAAGACCATTTAAAAGTGCATCCCCTAATGCATTGGGTACATCAAATGCAACTATTTGTGCCAATTGTGCAGCTGCATTTTGTATCGTTTCCGCAACATTTCTTGTAAGTAAGTTCAATTGTCCACCAATACCAGCTGCTTTTTCTGAAGAACTTAAAGGTGTAACCGATACTTTATTTCCTTTTTTACTGAATAATTCGGGACCAGCTTCACCGGCAATAAATTGTCCATCCCCTAAAACATGCCCACCTTTTGCAAGCATCGGTACATGTGGAATGGTTGGTGCATCTACACCGGGAATTTTGTTTAATAGATTAGCAGGTGTATTAAATCCATCAATGAATTTATTAATCATACTAATAATGCCATTAATGACTGTTCTGATACCGCTTTTGATACCATCCCAAACACCTAATACAGCAGATTTCATTCCATTAAAAGCGCCTTCTACTGCACCAGTAACCCAACGAACGGGTGTCATAATTGCTTCTTTTAATCCATTCCAAACACTAGAAGCTGTCGATTTAATACCTTCCCATATACTTGAAAGAGTAGATTTCATGCCATTCCAAACACTGCTACTTGTACTACTAATTGCAGTCCAAACAGCAGATATTGCTGATTTTATGTTATTGAAAATTGGAGTTACTACAGAAACAATAGAATTCCAAATGCTTGATAAAACATTTTTTATTGTGTTCCATATCGTGCTTGTAGTAGAACTGATTGTGTTCCATACAGAAACAATAAAATCTTTAATACGATTAAAAATAGGCATGACAAAAGAAACTAGTCCATTCCAGCAAGTAGATAAGAAATTCTTAATCGCATTCCAAACTGTACTTGTAGTAGAACTAATTGTATTCCATACACCTGTAATAAAAGTTTTAATCCTTTCAAATATTGGCGTTGCAAAATAGGAAATAGCAGTCCAAATCGCTTGTAAATATTGACTAATAAAATTCCATATGGTTTGAATTACAGTAGAAATACCATTCCAAATCAATGAAAAGAAATCCGCAATCCCTTGTAAGACAGATGTTAAAAAGGCTACAATGCCATTCCAAATTTCCATAAAGAAAGTTGAAATAGCAGTCCAAACTGTTGTTGTAGTTGTACTAATCATATTCCAAGTATTAGTTAATATTAGAAGTAAACCATCCCAAATACCTACTAAAAACTCCTTAATCGCATTCCAAGTATTTATGGTCCATTCTTTAATAGAATCCCAATTTTGAACGATTGCAACAACTAATCCCACAACGGCCGCTATAATGATTGGGATAATTGCGATCCATCCAAGCATTGCCCCTGCCGTAATTCCAAATGCACCAGCGAGTGGAGCAAGTGAGGATAGAATGATTAGCAAGGGACCAATGGCGGCAACAATGCCACCAACTATTATGATGATTTTTTGAGCAGTTGGAGATAAATTATTAAATCCATCTGATACGGTTTTTACTGCACTTGAAATAGAAGGCATGATATCTTTTGCTAACGATAATAAAACTTTTCCCAAAGGTTCAAGAGCAGCTGCTAATTCTCGCAACATACTTTTAAATTGTTGCCCAAACGCTTCCTCTTGAAGCTTTTTCATGTTATCCATAGCGCCTTTGGTTTTACCTAATCCACCATTTAATTCATTTAGACTTAAAACTGCATCAGCGCCCATATCTTCGAATTTTGTACCCATAAGAGCAACGCCAATTTGATTCGCTTTTACTTTGTCATCCATGTTTTTCAAATCACCAGTAACAGCTTTAAACACGTCGGCTGCGGTTGCTTTTCCTGCGTTAAAGCTTGCCCAAACATCTTGTGTTTCCTGGGATAACTCACCAAATCCTTCAGCGACGCCCTTAGAACCATCTTGCACACGAATTCCAAATTCTTTTATAAGATCATTAATATAATCAAGATTGTAAGAACCATCACGAGTACCATTTGCTAGAATATTAAACATCTCATCAGCCGTAAAACCTGCTTGTTTAAATAACGGTGCATATTCTGAAAGGTTATCAAACAATTCATCTGAATAGTTCAATCCTTCTTGAGCACCTGCAGCAAGTAAATCAAATGTTTCTTCTGTAGATAATCCGAATTGACTCATTAATTGACCTGCACCACGAGTTGCTTCATTCAGATCAACATCATATGTTTGAGCAAGTGTTAATACATTTTCAGTTGCACCTTGTAATTCTTCATTTGGAACATCACGCATATTTTGAAATACTTTTATTAATGCTGTATCGACTTCTGCCAGATTTTCACCAAATCCATTTTTCCAAGTACTTTCTGCTATCTTTTCAAGATTTTGAGCACCTTCGGATGTTAAACCTAAACTTGCTTGGATTTTTCTTTGTGAAGCATCCATGTCAGAAGCTACTTTCATTGCTCCTGCACCCAAACCTAAAATAGCTGGTGTTGCAGTTGTAGACATAGTTTCCCCAGCACTTCGCATTTTTTCACCAGCAGCATTAATTTTTTCTGATGCTTGGCTTGCAGTGTTTGCTTGTTCTGATAGTGCTGTATTAGCTTGTCGAACTTCATTTTGCAATTGCTGTTCCGCTGCTCTTAGTTGTAATAATTTTGTTTCAAGCTTATTTACTTCAGCAGAATTTTCTCCATACTGTGATTTAGCAGCTTCTAGTTTCTGTGCACAATTTTGTGTTTGTTGAGCAGCATTTTGCTGTGCTTGTTCCAAGTAATGAATCTTTGCCGTTAATTTTTCAGATTCAGTTGCATTATTACCAAGTGCTGCACGTTGCAAATCATATTCAGCACGTAATTTTGCTGATTTATTTGCAAGACTAGTTTCTTCTGCACTTAATTTATTTAATTCTTGTGCAGCAACACTATTTTGTTGTCCTAATCTTTGAAGTGCTGATTCAGTTTCTTTAACTTGATTTAAAAACTTTTGTTCAGCTATTTGAGCATTCGCTAATTGACGTGCAAGTTTTTCAACTTCTACAGAGTTTTCACCATATATAGCTTTTGCTTTACTTAATTGTTGTTCAGTTGTTGCAACCTTTTGTGCTGCCAATTGTTGTTGCTGCTGCAGGTATCCTAACTTTGCAGTTAGTTTTTCTGTTTCTGTACTGCTTAATTTAAGTTGTTCTTGTTGCAAGGTGAATTCTTGACGTAACTTTGTACTTTCATTCTTCATTTCACCCATTGCTTTATTAAATTCTTGATTGAAAACTTTAAATGTTATTTTTGATTCTGGACCATTTGCCATATTTTCACCTGCCTTTCTTTAACGTGGATTGGCTTTCCAACCATCAAAAGCAAGTTTTCCTTCGGCTATTCGCTCCACCGATGCAACAGGAAAGTGCCAAAATGCATCTGGATCAATCCCATAAATTAAAACGTAGAGAACATATTTGTCCTCTACGCATTCAATGTTTATTTTCGGTGGGCTTATTTCTTTTTTCCGTTTCTGGTGCTATTGGCTAATCCTTTTGCAAATCCGTTTTATTGTCCTGTTGTTACACCAGAAATTAATTGTGCATATAATTTTACTGTTGCATCAAAGGAATAATGAAATCGCTCTAAAAATGCATCAAAATCATAAGGAAAATTTTTATTTGCACCTAAGCACCCTAAATAAATGATCTTTTGTAATTCAACTTCATCAATTCCTTGTAAAGCAGTACTATCTATACTATCAAGTTGATTTGGATCAACGTTCACTAAACCTTTTAATTTAAATAACCCCTGCAAAAGGGATTCTTCTAGTAATCCTAAATCTTTCCCCTTCTTCACTGCATAATTTGTAATGTAACAAGGGACAGTTTGTTGATTTTTAGTTATTCTTTGGAACTGTCCGTTGTCTAACTGTACAGTTTCTACTTCTTGTAATTTTACAATTTCTACTTTCACCATTTTGTTGTCCCCCTATTACTGTTGTGGTGTTTGAGTTGTTGCTTTTACAAGTTCTGGTGTGAATTTTGTATGCCATTGATCTTTTACCGTTTGGTCTTCTAGTTCATCCACTAATGCTTCATAATAGAATTCATTATTACTATCTTTCATTACAGTAAACTCAAGTTCTGTTTCCGCAACTTCATCTGCACCATTTTCCACTTTAAATTTGAATCCTGTTGAAGAAGCACAATTAGAAAAGGCAACAAGTTTTTGTAAATCCTCAAACTCATCAACTACATCTGCAGTTAGGACAAATGGTTTCCCTTTAGATTTAGCACCATATGACCATACACCTGGTTTTAATCCATCTGTTTTTATTCCGAAAATCTTTCTAAGAACTGCTACACGTAAATGCCCCGAAAGAGTCATAATCATTTTGGATGGTCTAGAAATCTTTTTAACTTCTAACCCCTCACACTTTTTAACAATTTCAAGCATTTCCGTTTCACCTTCGATGGTCCCAACACAACCAAACTTTGTTCCTACTTGTTGTTCTCCACCTTCAATAAATTGAATCCCTACATTGGTAAATGTCATTGGATCAAATTCTTCAATAATTGTTTTTGCCATATTATGAACCTCCTAATGTTTGTTGAATAACTTTATCTAACTCTGTATTTAAACGTTCCGATATTTTTGGTGTAGCTGTTTGTAATCCTCGCTCCAATATTTTTTGAGGAGTGTTTTTTGCTGATCTACCAATACCTAAATCGGGATATTTTAAATAATTAAGCCTTGGTGTTGGACGAATCGTAAAACCAAGGTTCATTTTGCTATTTGTTAATGCTTTTTCATTTCTTGCATGTCGCTTATTTCTAACTCTCCCTTTCCATGTAGAGATAGGGATTTGAGGTTGAATAGATTCTACTGCTAAATTTACACCTTCATTATGTAACACTTTATTTAGTGCTTGTTCTGACTTGTTCGGAATCTGTCTAAGTTTGTTTTCTAATTTCTCAATATCTCCAAACTCTAAACTCCATGAACTAGCAGCCATATTTGACAATCCTTGTTACATAAATCTCAATTTCATCAATATATTCATCCAATTCGCCTTTTTGAATGGATGTTTTATTAGAATGCTGAAATGAATGTCCTGCAGCTTCAAGTGCAGCAATAATATCTAGCATTCTTTCGTCTAGATCATCACGATTTTCAGAATAATAACGAATTAAAACATTTTGTTTTAATGTGAACTTGCTATCTGTTTTTTCAAAACCACCTGTTTCAAAGATGAAATAATGATAGTCTTTTTCTTCATCTTCACTCACTTGATCTTGATAAACTCCTATCTCAAACTGTTCTTTCAACTTTGAGATTAGCAAACTATTCATTTTTTGCAGTCGTTTCTTCGATTGTTCATTGCTCATCATATCCACCTACTTCTTGTAAATAGAAATATAAATACTGTTTGTCTGAATCCACTTTAATGACATCGTATTCCAAGTTATCTATAACTACTTTTAATTTGTTTTTAGTAACCAAACGAAAAGAAGGAGGAAACAAAGTTTTTACTTTTTTATCTAACTTTGCATTTAATAGCCCACAGGATTGATAGTCACTATCCCGTGCCGATAATTCTCTAAAAGCTAGCTTTCCTTCTTCAGAAAAAATACCTTTGATTCGCTTTCCATTTTCACTACGTTTCGTTTCTGTACGTCCGTATCTCAAAAACCCCTCATTAAACGTTTCATTGTATGGCTTCATCTTTTGCCCTCTCTTTTAAGGCAGCATCTATAATTAAACGCTGTAATTCTCCCCGAAAATTCTTTTCAAAATCCTCTAGAGCATTGTTGTATTCATATCTGCACCGTTCAATAAGTAATTGTTTAACCTGGTCTTCTTCTTCAAAAGAAAAAGACGTACTACAAAGATTTTGTAAATACGCCTTTCCTCGTTCAATTGTTTTAAGGAGTTGTGCATCTTCATCATTCCAAGTAATCCGTAACCGACTTTTTACATCTTTAAGTAATATCTCATTCATTTTGATCACCCATTTTGATCACCGTTAGTTACTGATTTTTCTAGAATTTCACGAATTTCATCTTTTAATAATGTTGAAGGAACAACAATATTATGATCTGTTGCATAGTTAATTAACTGTTGTTTCGTCATGCCTTTAAAATTAACGTCCTCTACTTTGAATGTAGAGGCATTACTTGGGTGTAGTAGTTGTACTAGTTAAACCACTAATATCAAATACTAAGAATGATTCATTATCTTTCGGACGTCCATTTGCATATTGCTTAGATAAATAAACTGTTTCATCTTCTAAGAATTTATATTCTGTTGATACTTCAATTTTTTGAGTCGAACCAACACCCATAAAGTAATCACTTGCAATCCCTGCAACCATCTTTCCTTTTGGAACAGCTAAAGACTGAATAACTGTAGCTGGAATTGGAAGCACACCAGATACATATGCACCATTTTGTGTTAAGAATGTAGTTGCTGGGAAGATTTTCCCCCAATAATCAAGAGGATTCACAACCATAAGTGCATTATTTACGGCACGTCGTCCACCTTTTGTTAGTGGTGCCATAACTTCTTTTCCTAATGATTCTGGTGATAAACTAGTAAGCACAATTGATTTTTTATCACTATAAACTCCTGCTGTTACCGCTGCATTAAGATCTTTCATCATCCCAATTGGTTGATCTTTCCCTGTTCCATTTACAATTGCTTCTTCTAACGCAATTGCCATTGATTCCGTTAAAATTTCACGAACATAACGATCTAACCAAACTGGGCCCAAATCTAACATTGCGTTACAAACTGGAACATATGCACTTAATTTATATAAGTTTGTTGGGATAGATTCAAAACCATCATCTAATAATTCTTTAATTTCTTCACAAAGTTTTCCCCACCAAGCAGATTGTACATTCCCTTTTTTCACAATCCATTCTGTTACACCAGTCGTATTTACAAATTCAATATAGTTTAACAATGCGTGATTTGTGCGTAAATACTCAAATACACGTTCGAAAACTGTTGCAGGTACTAACTTTTCAACTCCTGCAAAACCTTTATTTGCGATTACTTCGTTATAATAGGATTGCTCATCTTTTGTTAAAACTTGTAGTCCACGGCTTGCCATCACTTGTTGATCTGTTAAATCTTCATTAACTGCTCTACGTGCTTCATTGATAATATTTTCTTGGATAGAATTTGCAAACTCTACCATAGCTGCAGCTGCAGCCTCTTCATTTCCACTATTCATTGCATTTAATAATTTTTCTTTCATTTCGTTTTGTTTCTGTGCTTCACGATCTAAATTTTTAATTGCCATTTTTCATTTCCTCCTATTTTATGCAAAATAAAAAACACTACCTTTTGGAAGTGTTCAATGCCGTTAGTAATGTAAATAAAGCATTTTTAGTATTGTTCGTATTTTCTTGGTTTTCTTCTTTTGTACTAGCTGATACTGATGATATATATTTGTTTAATATTTTTTCTTTTGTTGTTTCTTCATCTTCTTCATTATCTTCTTCTGGTATTTCAATCTCATCTACAATTTCATCACAGAAGCCAAATGTTTTACATTCTTCAGCAGTCAACCAAGTTTCTTCTGCTAACAATTCCTCTAATTCGTTTCTTTCTCCTACAAATCGGGAAGCATAGCTTTCTGTTACTGCAGTATCAATTTTATCAAGGCGATCAGCTACTTTTCGTAAATCTTCAGCATTACCAGCTGCATATGTCCACGCTCTATGAATCATCATCATTGTATTCTTCGGCATAATAATTTTATCGGCTGCCATTGCAATAACAGATGCTCCACTTGCTGCCAAACCATCAATGTGAATAACGATTTGGGCAGAATGATTTTTTAATAAATTAGAGATGGCAATTGATTCAAATACATCTCCACCACCACTATTGACGTGAACGTTAATTGTTTTGGCTGTAATATTCTTTAACTGTTCTCGCACTTTACTACTTGAGATACCGTCATACCAAGAATACGCTGAAATAGTTCCATACATATATAAGTCTGCTTCTTCAGTATTAGCGCTATTAAGTACCTCAAATCGATTTTTGATTTTCGGAATTTCCGTTACTGTCATTCTCATCACCTCCCCCTAATGCTGCTGCATTTTCAACTGATTCATAGTTTTTCGTAACATACCGTTTATTTGCCCATTCCTCATTAATTGGTTCACGTCCTAGCATCCGTAAAATATCATTAATTGAATTTGCACCAATTCTAAAGAACACATCACAAGCACTTGCTAGTTGTGTAATATCTACATATTTAATACGACTCGTATCTACTTTTAAATATGTTCGTTCTAAGTACTCTTCCTTCTTATAAAACTTACGATTTATTTCATCTGCAATAAGTTCAACAAGCGGATTAATACAGAACATAAGGAAATTATCTGTTTGCTTGGAGACATCGACAACATCACCTTTTAACATTCCTTTTGGTACATGAAAAGCCATTGAAACAAAATCAATAATGTCATCAACAAGTGCTTTAATATCTCGACTATCTAATTTGTTTCCTTTGGAAGTGTTACTAAAATTCTCTAATGTATATCCATCTTGTAATTGGAACACAGCACCTGCATTATCTGCTTCAAAAAACGCTTTAAACTGTTCATTGAACATTGCATCCATTTGTTGTTGCATTTCTGGTGTTTGCGCTCTTAAAAATTCACCTTTCACCACAACACGCATTGCATTAGAACGCTTATAAATACTTGTAGCAGAAGTAATTAATTTTCCCCAGCTGCTATATAAACCATCAATTACATTCATGATATTTTCATCATTTAATTGAAAATAAAAAACCTCACTCTCTTTAAATACCTTTTCGGTAAAAGTGAAGTTTTTAACAGTAACGCCTTTATATATATTTTCTTTTAATGCAAATTCTTCTTTGCTAAAACTATCTGCAATATATAGTTGATCGTTATGCATAATTACTAAACACTCATTATCATAAATTAAATGTGAGACTAAACTATGCATAAATTGTGAAGCATTTTGGTTTTGGTTGGGCTGCACATTAAATAAATAGTGATTTCCCTTTCGAACTTCTTTTCCTTTTTCAAATGTTTGAAATTCACAACGAACAAGCGTATTCGCAATTAAATCTACACAAGTATTAACAGCCAGTTTTTTAAAGAAGTAATCAATGGAAACTTCATAAAAACAGCTTTTTAAATCTGCCCTGCTCCTTTTTCCAAACCAACCACCAATCCAATCAATTAACCCCATTCCCTCACCTGCCTTTCTAGTAAATTCTTACCTTAAATGCACCAACAGAAAATGGTTTTGCTTCTGTTAATTCACTATCTTGTGTTAAAGCATGAGTCAACGCAAAGAAACCGTCTGTTTTCCGTTTCTCTTTATCAATCTTGCAATACTCTTTGTTTCCATTTCCTTTTTCATCTACATAAACATTCCCTACATACCAACGCATTAATGGATCATCACCAAATACAATTAATTGTTTAATAAACATCTCATCAATTAATGGTGCTAATTTTGCATGTGTAATCGGGCCTCTTCTCACAACTTCTAAAGGAATCCCCGTTTCCTTGAATTTCTCCTCTAAGATGGAAGCACGGAAACTATCACAAGCGACCTTCTTGATATTAAATATTTTTGCTTGTTCCAGATACCAATTCACAACACGATCTGCATCAATGGATTTGTCATAAACAATCGTACATAATCCTTTTTCTTTTGCGATTTCAATAATGTCGGGGTTGATATCTTGCAATTTTAAAGCCATATGATGAATGAAAGTGTGCTGCATCCAATATCTTTTCCCATCATGTTTAAATAATAAACCTACAGAGCAAAAATCTCGTACATCTGCAAAATCAATACCACCTACTGCATCAATACCTTTTAGATTCTCTGGAAAAGGTTGATCTGTTGCTAATCTATCTTCATAGGTTGCAACCTCTTTTCTAGAATCTTCAACTGGTGAATTCATTCGTTTTGTCATAAATTCAATACGTAATGAACTGTTTTTCTGCATATCGTAGTATTCTTGACGCATTTTTTGTTGTAAAGATGGATTATATCGGTATGATGGATTTGCTTTTTCCCACATTTTTTCATTATCTACTTCTGACGGATCATCTAATTTACAAATGAACGGAAATAATGTGGAATCTGGCAACTCTTTATTTAACACTGCTCTTGCTTCTTCCTTTAAATCATCAAGAACACCACCACGAACATAACCCTCTGTAGAAATATAGAAAATACGTGGATCTTTCTTTTTACCAAGACCAGAAGTAAATACCTTTATATTCTTGTAATTGTCATATTCATGTATCTCATCGAAAATAACAATACCAGAACGCTTACCATCTTTTGTTCTAGCATTCGATGTATTATAGTTCATTTTTGATTTTGTGCGCTTATGTTGAATCAATGTTTGAGATTTATAAAAATTCTTCTTCATTTTTTTCTTATGTTTTGGATCATCTAAAACATTGTAAACATCTTCGAATGAAGTTTTTGCTTGATCTTCTGATGTTGCCACAATATCAATATCGTAGTTTGGTATTCCATGATGTGATGTCAGCATAAAAAAACTATCGTAACCCATCCAACCATTTTTACCAGCACCACGCCCCAATAAATTAAAAAAACGATCAAATATCAATCGACCGTCATCATAACGAACACCAAATATAAATGCATTGCAAAACTTCTGCCAAGGGAATAATTCAAAAGGAAAATAAGGCGCTGGAACACTCACTGATTTTTCAATTGCTTCTGCATCTATTACAACGTTTGGTTGATCTAATTTCCATCGTAGAAACTCCATAAGCTGTTTTTGTTCTTTACAAGCTTGAATTTCTCCATTTTCAACCATTCGCATGTAATCATCAATGTAGGGGTGATAATTATACGTCTTCTTCATCATCCTCATCCTTATCTACTTCTGTTGCTTTCAATCCTAATTCAGCTAAAAGCTTCAACATTTGAGCATTTGTTTTATTTAATTCACCGATGCTTTCATTTTTCTTTTTTCCCTGTTGCCTTCCATTAGACCACTCAACAACAACCCCTCTTTCTTCTATATCTAAGATAAGATTGTTTTTAATATCCCAAAGTGCCATATAGTCAGATACTAAATCTACATAATGTGCACCGAATGTTCCGTTTTCCTGCAATTGATTCATCAAATCTTGTTTAATGGTCTCTTTTAGCTGATTAATTTTCGGTTTTAGTTTTGTGTGCACCCTTTTCTTTCTTGGTGCAACCTTTTGTGTTTTGTGTGCAGCCTCTCTTTGCCAGTTATATCTTTTTTTCCAGGACTTGACGGTATTCATAGAAACAGAATATTTTTCTGCTATATCCTTATACTTCATACCGCTTAAATAGTCACTGTGAGCGGCTTCTTGAGGTGTCGCATTATTATTCATCCATATTCACCACCTCTTTACATACATCGAATTTGAGGCGGTTTTAAACGAATTTAAAAAGGATGCACCCTATATTTTGTGTGCACCCCTCCCCCTCACGTGAGAAAATCAAAAAATATTTTTTCCGACGTCCCCTCCCCGTTGAATGGTTCCCCAGAAAAAAGCTAAAATTTTTGACCGGGGGGTTTTAGGAAACTAATTCAAAGTATGTTTCGATAAAATCTAAAATAAAAAAGACTTCTTCACTAGAAATCTTTAGAATATCTATAGTAAATTTTAATTTCTCTTCATCTTGCAATCTTTCTCTTACATCAATAAGTTTAAGTCGTTTGCACTTCCTTGGATTAACACAGTCTCTTATCTGACAGTAACGCCAGTAAGAATACTTTCTAAACTGATTCAACATGTCACGTTCATATGAAGTTCGTTCTTCCTTATCAGTATCAGCATATTGAATCATTAAGTCAGTATCGAATGTCCAACTACCATCCACAATAATCATAGCTACCACCGTTCCTCATTCAAAAACTTAGGTTTCTTCTTCTCAATCTTATCTAACCGATCATGTACTTCATTATGACATCGAATGCATAAACATTGTAAGTTATCCAAGTCTAATGCTAAATGTGGATGTGTCTTTACTTCTTTAAGATGATGTACATTCTCAGCAGGTTTGTATTTACCTTTTGACTTACACATCTGACATTCATAGTTATCTCGCTTTAAAGCTTTAAGCCTTAGCTCTCTCCACTCTTTAGACTTATAGAACTTCATAAGTTTTCCTTCTCTTATGAGTTTAATATAGTCAATCATTAGCACACCGTCCTTGCTCGTACACAGATAGGCTTACGATTCATAACCTGTGATCTTATTACTTTATGTTTAACGTATCCATATACTGGACGTTCCAACTTATACTCCATATACTTTGCTGAAAGTTCTTTAATTTGTTCCCAGTAGCTAGAAACCAACTGAGAGATTACTTTATATAATTCATACGCTAACTTGTTAAAGGCTTCTCTAAGTGATTCAATATTAATGTTCATTCCTTCACCCCTTGACCTTCTTTATCCTCACCAATGCGATAACCAAAATATACTACTAATAAAGTAACAAGTGTACCTATGAAGTATCCCATAAGACCTCCTAACCAAAACACCCCATCACTTCCTCACAATAAAATAAGACGCTAAACCGATAACGGCAGCGCCTAGGATAATTGATATTGGTTTAATTATTATGCTTAATGTTCTTTCGTTCTTGAAGGCATGCTAACTTTTCTAAAAGATCATAATAACTACCATAAGAATCTATAACTCCTTTACATGGTCCCACTGTCAAGGCGCCTTTAGGGTCTTGCTCTTTCCACTTCCTGCTAGCTTCTTCCATAATATATCCAAGTTGATGTGTATTGTTAGCAATAAATCGTTGTATTTCGTCCATCATTTATCTTCCTTCCTGTTAAAACTATCCGCTTTATATAATAAAAAGAGCACCCGTTTCCGCGAGCGCTCCTTTTAAGGGATTACGAGAATCCCATTAACGAAAGTCAAGGCTACTAAAGTTAATGAGGTACAAGTAGTATATGCTTGTCTCATTCAAATGTTCACTAGTTTAATGTGTAATTAATTTCTATATAGCAAAGAAAAAAGCACCCGAATGGATGCTATATCACTACTTATTAATTTGTAATTTAAATTACGGTAAATGAAGTTTTATTCTTTTCTCAAGAAGCCAATGTTGTTTGCACAACTGCATCTACACAGTATCAAGTTCCTGAGAGAAGAGCAAAAAGCCCTCCTATATTAACGATATCATTCAATCAGTACCATTAAAGCTGGTTACGGATTTTAAATTATGCCGTCAATATGAAGCCGTTTAGAATTTTATAAAAGAATCCTTGTGAGCAATGTTTCCCGCCATTACTCACAATACAAATATAACACGGTAATTCCAAAACAACCGGCACATTTACTGCCAAAAAGCGGTCACGACTCTGCCACTTATTTTAATTTGTCAATAATCCTTATTTCCCTAGACAAGCTCATTGCAACAGCCATAAAGAATAAATTGAATTTTCATTTAGGTATTATGCTTGATCTGATTGTAGAACATGTAATGGAGGCGGAATAATCCAACCTTTTTTCTTATTCAGACGAAGCAATATAGCTCCAGCTTGTGCTTTTTTCATATGAAATTGACCAAACATCATTCCTACATCTTCTCGAAGTGATTGTCCCATAGCTTGGCTACATGCTACCAAACCTGCTGCAAGACCTGCAGAAACCGTTGCCGCAATTTCTGCGTCATTTATACGAGCACCAGGTGGAATCGTTTCAATAGATGCAACTGGTCTTTCTGGAGGTGCTGGCGGTAATGCAACACCATTTAATTTTAATAAATTTTTTAATTCTTCAACTTCTGATTGGATATCATTCTCTACAAGGTTTTCTAAAAATTTCTTTAAGTCCTCATCTCCTGTATGGTTAATGAGAACTTGATAGCCAGCAATTGCACCTTGTGCTGCTGCAAGATAACTCCAAATCCCGAAGACTTCTCCGTAGTGCATTGGTTCATTTTGTGGATTTCCACTTAAAACACCCATAAAAATATTCCTCCTTAAAGAAATTAAACTCTTAACAAAAATGCTTACTATAGAAAAAATTTTCCCAACCATGTTCCGGGTTAAAGAAAATAAGTTCTTATAACTCATAAGGCACACCTTACCCATATATAGTAATTACACCTTATAGAATGTACTGCTACAAAAAATTTATTCATATAAATAACACATATATTTCAATTAACATAATCCATTATTATCAGTACTTTTAATAATAGAAATTAAAGATATTTATCATAATTTTAACTCAAATGGATTTATATATTCTTAAACGAATATTGTCTAAAGGAACTGGAGACATTACTAAATATGAAAGGAGGGAAAACCATGAAGAAAAAACTGTCATCTATTTTAGGTGCCCTATTACTAACTATTATGGTTTTTGGTACAAGCATCCATGCTGAATACGATGGATATAATACGGATAGAGTTAACAATAATAATATTACAACTCGAGTTAATGACAATAACATGAATAGAGTTAATTATGATACTAGAACTCGAGTTAATGACAATAACATGAATAGAGTTAATTATGATACTAGAACTCGAAATGTGAATACAACAAATGATTTGAATACTAATCGTAAAAATAATAATTGGGCATGGCTTGGTTTATTAGGACTATTAGGTTTATTCGGTCTTAGAAAAAAAGAAAAAGAACCAGAAAGACGTTAATGTAGAATAGAACATTACATTTAACTTTAAAAGATACTTATTTATTAAAAACATGCAAAAAAAATAAAAAATCGCCTTTAATAAGGCGATTTTTTATTTTTTCAAAGTCAATAATAATTACTTGAAAACGGATACCATTAATTAGAAACAATGAATTTCTTAACTTGATAGTAATGGAGCGGTACGTTCATTTGACGAACTACGCTTCTTTTTTATGCCGTTACTTCACTTACCCATATCTTATATTTTGTGTAACTGCTCCGATTCTTAAATCCCTTGTCACGCTTAACTTTATCAATACTTTCATTTTGAGTTACACAACACATAAAAAATGGTTAACTGTAAAAAAACAAAAAAAGAAAAAGGATGTTTGCTATATCTTGAACTTAGTCATAGCCTTATCCATTGCATCTTGGTTCACACCAATATATCTTAATGTGACTCTTTCGGATGAATGATTGAATATCTCCATAAGTAGAGCGATATTCTTTGTCTGCATATACATATGATATCCAAATGTCTTACGCAGTGTATGAGTTCCTATTTCATCTAATCCAAATTCCGCTGCCGTACTTCTAAGTATTTTATAAGCCATGCTACGCCCAATCGGTTTATTCTTCCCCTCACGACTTTTAATCAAATACTCATTTTCTTCTCTTTCTTTAATGTACCAACGTAGTTCTCTTTTTAGTGCTGGAGTCAATTGAATCCGTTTCTGCTTGCCTGTCTTTTTTTCTCGCATTGAAATATGACTGCCTTTTAAATCACCAACTCTTAGTTTTAAAATATCACTAATCCGTAATCCTGTATTAATTCCCATTACAAATAGAATATAATTACGCTCATTATTTTCCCTTAGGTACTCTTTAATATGTTGTATCTGCTCTGGATCTCGAATAGGTTGGACAAAGTTCATAGATCATCCCCTCCACGATGCTCTTCTGTCTCATATACTTCTAATCTAAGAGCAAAGGCTAGTTTATAAAAAGCGTTGGACTTATTACGTCTATATGTACGCTCACTCATGCCAATCTCGTTATAGACCATATAATCAAAGACTTCTTCAGCTTCTAAATAACGTTTTACAATAATGTCTCCTTGATTCTTACTAAAACGACTTAATGCCTTATCAATCTGAAAAGATAAACATTTTAATCTCTCTTCTCGTTTACTCAATTCCAAATTAGCCAAAGCAACATCTTCAGCTGGTTTTCCTACAACATTTGTTGCGCCATGATATCTTACTTCACAAGAAGCTGTAACCTTCATCTCATTTCTAATCATTCCAAACTGTCTATAAATACGAACGTCTTCAAGAATCTTTTCTAAACGAGCCTGTGTTGCTTTACGATTAATTTTAGGTAAGAATGTTAATTGCGTCATATATACAAACACTCCTTGTCTATTTTATTAATGAAAATAAAAAAGCGAACACCAAACCACAGAGCAATATTGTTACTACTCTTTAAGGTTTGATGTCCGCTGGTTCTTCCAGTAGGACTATAAAATTTTTATTTTATATATTCCAAAGGTCACTATTTATATCATTGTTATATTTATATTCAACTTTTTCTTTTCCACACTTTTCACACTTATAAAAACTGGCTATCCCCATCTGTCCCGTTTTAAAATTTTCACTATCCTGAGTTTTAATGAAGTTGTATTTGTGTATACAATTAGGTTTCCTTATTTTTTGAACCCACTTCCCTTTAAATACATTGTTATAAATAGAATATCTTACAACCGATTTCCAATCAATACGTTATTTTACTAGTTTTACATCGTATTCGTGATATATAAGTTGACTTTTGACACCTTTAAACGAAACAAGCAGATGTTATTGTATGGAGACCCTCACTCATAAAAACCCATCTTCCTATGAGCGCGCTATATTTGTGCTCTTTTTGCTTTTTTAAATAGACATATTCTTTTTTACATATTTTCAAAAAGGTTGCACACACTATCCATAAGCCGTTTGAACTAGCGGCTTCACTCTTCTTGTAATGAGAATGCAATCTATTGACATTGACAAACTCATTCAACCCACGGCAGACAACTAAAAATGTTGTCTGCCAAATCATTAACAAATTTTGTATAATTAATGCTGATTTTGTACAGACTCTTTAAAAATCTATTGACATTTCCATAATTTTTCTAATGGACTCCCCATGGGACAAGCAATTTCGCTTGTCCTATTTGCAATTAAAACTTTATCTTTATGCCCCTTTCCCAATTCTCTGTATTTAACTTTATTTTTTATTTAGTATTAAAGTCAAAAATTTGTACATTATAAAAGATGTTGTTCACTACTATGTGGGTACAAAAGGAGGATTTTAAAATGGACAAACGAACTGAGAAAAAAGTTGAAGCTGTAGCACGTAAAGCTGCTGATTTAGAGGTTTCACAAGAATTAACTAGTCTTAAAAATCAAATTCAACAGTTACAACAATCTTTATCTCAAACATCTCAAATGCAACAACAAGGGCAGCAGCCACAGCAAGGATTACAACAAGCTAATCAACTGATGCAACAACTGCAACATTTTAGCCAACAATCTCAACAACAAATGCAACAAGCTGATCAACAATTACAACAAACTATTCAACAAGCTATTCAAACACTAAATCAAGGATTACAGTATCTACAAGCTAATCAGACATTAAGCCAAGTAAATCAAGCTATTTCTCAGGCTCAATCACAAGTTGATCAAATGGGTGGCCAACAAATGGGCAGTCAACAAGGTCAACAAATGGGTGGCCAACAATTGACTGGACAACAAGGTCAACAAATGGGTGGCCAACAATTGACTGGACAACAAGGGCAGCAACAGTTTCAATAAAATTGCTTCTAGTGAATCAAAAAACAGTAAAATTTCTGTATCTTATATAACAGTAAACAAGCTCCAGTTTCTTTTTGTTAGTTATTTTTAGTATCAAATAAACATCAATACAGTTCTCGTAAGAGCACTTTTCTATAGTGCTCTTTTCTGATACAGAAATCTAAATACCAAAATGAATTTTTTATTATTTATCCTTTTCATCCCTGTATAACATTTCAAATCCCGTTTATACCATAGCTGTAACTTATGGATATGAGGCATATTCACTCATACGCCCTACTTTTATAGAGGTTTTTTAAAAATTTTGTTAACACTTTTTTGAGATTAGCATATCTTATCTTATACTACTCATTGATTCAAAGAGCACTTTGGCTCAGTGTTCTTTGATACCTATCTTTTGAAGAGCACTGCATACCAGTGCTCTTTTTGCGTATACATATTTTGATTTCAATTATTTAATTTTCACGCTTACAGCGACACCAACGTATATATAAATAAGTGAAAACCTATTAGGCATTAGAATCCTCTTTCTAGGAGCATCTTAAAAAGATGCCCTTTTTACATATACAAGTCAGATATCAAATAGCATTTTTGCTGATTTTTTGAACCTTTAAATAAGACAAGCATATGATATTGTATGGAGATCCTCTCTCATAAGAACCTTTTTTTCTAAGAGCACATTCATATGTGTGCTCTTTTTTATTTGCTACAAAATAACTATTTTATTAAGTTTCTCAATTTACTAAAGTAATGCTCTCGAAAAGGCATTCATATATATTTATCGAATGCGCTTTGGAATTCTTAGAAAATCAAATACTTTAGGAGTTGATTAACATGGAAAATAAATCACCAAAATTAATAATTCCTCCTGACACGAAAATCCAATTTACATTTTTCTCTCCTTCTGGTGAAATAATTTTCAAACAATCTTTAGCAAACGAAACTTTAGAGTCCATCATACTTCCTATTCATTGTCCTATCGAATACGAAAGACTTGAAGCTGTAAGAATCCCATTATCTAAAGAATAACTGCCCATGCGACTCCAATTACAATCGCTATTAGAGGCATTCCCCAAAAATAGTGGTACCATTTTGTGTAACTCCCTATCTTCCACCACTCATGTAACGGATTTATACCCATCATTTTTGTATCCTCATTTCTTAATAAAATTCAAATTTGATTAAAGTAACTGTGTTTTCCGTTCATCCATACGAGTTACTTTTCCACTTTTATATACAAAGGACTGTTCCCCATGGCCACTTGTTGGTGGCTCTATTGGATGAACTTGTCCATCTTTTACAACATAAATCATATTTTCTGCTAATGAAATTTCAGTCTTCATTTCTGCAATGTTTTCCTTAATAATTGCCACCGGAACCACCCCTATTTGTGTTATAATTACTTTGTCGAATAATTATGTCGGGAGTGATCCCGGCTTTTTTATTTGCCTATAAATATTGCACAACATTCTCTGGAATGAATGGTTGCTCAATAGATAAATAAAGCCGTATCGAAACTGGCTCTTTATTATCTCTTGCTCGTTTACACATTTCTTCCGCTTCTTCCCACTCAAATTGTTTATCCTCCGCTCGTTTATACCGCCAAATTCCAATCGTATATCCTTCAAATAATTCATATCGATTATCAGGAGCTGTGGTAGGCTTTAATTCATCAATTGCCCTTGCTTGTTTTGGTACTTGAACCACCAGATCAGTAAAACGTACTTGAGAATTCAACCGATGAATATGCGCTTTCTTAGGATTAAATGCTACTACTGGTTCAACATCAAATATTGTTAACTGTTTTGGCATTGCTCTTTCCCTCCAATAACTGCAAGCCTGTTTTTAAAATCCCTTCAAGTTGAGTTAGTGTTAATTGGTCTAATGTTTTCCCATTTATTTCAGATAACCCTAAACTAAGTAATTTACGAATAATGAGTAATTTCCGTCGTTCAACTTCCTGTCTTAATAACATCACCGTGCCTCCTGTTGGTTATCGTATCTTCTCTCTAAATTAATGAATTTGCTAAACTCTTTAATAAATGCAAGTTCAACTGTACCGACAGGCCCATTCCTCTGCTTGGCCAGAATAATTTCAGTTATGTTTTTATTCGCTGTTTCTGCATCATAGTAATCTTCTCGATATAAGAATGCAATCAAATCAGCATCTTGCTCAATTTGCCCAGTCTCACGTAAATCAGATAACAAGGGACGTTTGTCTTGTCTGCTTTCAACAGCACGACTTAACTGTGATAAAGCAATTACGCATACATCCAATTCCCTGGCCATCAATTTCAACTTACGACTAATTTCACCAATCTCTTGCATACGATTTCCTCTATGCTTTGGATCACCAACAATAAGTTGTAAATAATCAATCGCTATTAATACCTTTTTATCTGGATGTTTTCGTTTCAGTTTTCTGGTCTTTGCATAAATTTCTTGTATTGTTACATTTGCCTTATCGTATATTTCCAGTGGGAGATTGTTAATCAATCCCATTGCTTGGCTGATGTTTTCCCAGTCTTTGATATTGCAAAGTTTCTTAGGGTTTTTCATTTTGGTTGCATCAACATTACCAGCACTAGAAATCATTCGCTTGAGCAATTGTTCTTCTCCCATCTCTAGTGAAAAGATTCCAACTGCTGTATCCGAACTTGCTGCATGATAAGCAACATTTAGTACAAACGCTGTTTTCCCCATTGCTGGACGTGCGCCAACAATGATTAAGTCTCCTGTCTGTAACCCAGAAGTCATTCGATTTAAATCGTTATAACCAGTGTTTATACCTGTTAAATCGCCAACATCGATCTGCATCTTCTTATACAGCCCAACAAGCGTTTCTTTTAAATCAAACTCACCTGAATAACCCGTTTCCTCTATCGCATTTAATTCGTCGATTGTATTGCTGATTACACTAATATCCCTGTCCTTCTGTAGACGCTTATATAAATCACCAGCAACCTCCTGAGCGTGTCGCATTTTCCATGCTTCTATCACAAGACCCTCGTGATACGAAAAGTTTTTTGTTGTCGAAACGCTATCAGCTAAATTAACTAAAATCTGAATGCCACCAATTTGATTTATAAAACTATCCAATTTTTCAACTACAGTCACAAGATCTATAGGACTTTCAGCATCTTCAAGTTCTCTCATCGCTTTAAAAATGGCTTGATGTGTAGGAAGAGAAAATTGATTTGGTTTTAACTGACAATCTTTTATCAAATCCCCTTCCATGATGATGCTGCCTAAAACACTTTGCTCCGCTTCTAAATTACGAATGATGTCGTTACTCATTATTGCATCCATCCATTCTGTTGATTAAGTGCTGCAAGTTCTTCATCAGTAGCGATATTTTGATGCCACTCTTTTTGTTGCTGCAATACTTGTTTAGTAGATTCAGACATAGCAACAGATTGATATGCTGGCTGTTGTTTTACTTGTGTTGTTCGTTTAGCACGAAACTCTTTGTCGGCTACTTCAACATCAGTTACTGTTTTAAAGCCTTTAACATGCCAATCTCTCAAAATCGAATTTACATACGACATATTTCTTGTATTTTTTTCTAGAGCAATTTCCATTGCTTTAACAACTAGCTCTACATTTAAATCATCTACCCATGCAAGAATTCCTTCTGCGATAAAAGGTGTCATGAATCCAAAGTTTTGTTCGTAAAAAGAAATTGGATTAACTTCAACAACGTCCGTGCGCTCTTCTTGTTGTTGTTTTTCTTTTTCTTTTTCTTTTTCTTTTTCCCCACTTATCGTTAACGTATCGTGGCACGTATCGTGAACAGCAAGAAAATCTTCAAAAATAGCACGAATTTTATCATTTTTAACTTTTGGGGTTACTAAGCTAATAAGACTAATATCTGTTACTCCATCAAGTTCTTTGCGAACACAATCTTCAATTGGTTTACCGCCTCTATTAAGGTTATATTTACCCCAATTGATAATTGCTAGTTCTCGTGTTTCTGGATTGTATTTAACCAATTTATGATGATTTTCAAAACGATCTAAGAGTGCATTAATACTTTCCATGGAGTATCCTAAATCAAAAGCCATTTGCTTCTTTGTAATTTGATATACACCAATTTGTGTAGTACATGGGTTTGTAAGAAGATACAGATTGAATAATTTATCTTCTGGAGTCATCTCCTTAATAACTTTTGCATCCTGCCAAAATGAAACTTGTACTGGTCTATAAACTGCCATGTTATTCATCCTCCCGTTTACATATCGCAAATCCGTCCTCTATACGTAATAAGCGATAATTTTTATAACCTTTTTAAGATATTGCTTTACTAAATAAACAAGGTGCTGTTCTGATGTCGATTGCTGAAGCAATTTAGGATTCAGCAATACTTTATGTAGCGTTTTGTCTAAAAGCATCTAGCACCCTCCATTGTTATACCAACTACGATTTGTTATAATTAACCCAACTTAAATTAAAAAAGACCTTTTCTTCTATCACTCGGCAAAGTGATAGATTTTTTTATTTCCTACGACTTACCAGTGAAACATTAATACCTTTAGAGTGAAGCCCTTTAATAATCACACGATAGCTTTTAGATACTTCATGTTCCTCTTTTTCCTCGCGGAGCATTTTGAATTCGTTGGTGCATCGATTAAGCTCTTCTTCCCAATAATTCGCTTCTTCATTGGATTTAGCGTTGAACATGTTATAAATACATGTAGTCATGCATTCATGAAGTTTATTTGCAAATGAAACATCGCCTGGAAGAACAAGATCATGAAGACGATTGTATTTAGTTGTCATGGTTTACACCTCTTTTCTCTTCGGACTGATGCTGTACGCATCGTTACAACCAGAAAGGAGAATCATTTTTAAGGGGATGGGGTAACAACTCTTTCTGGTCATAACGACAAGCACAACGGCTTGTCCAATTAGGTAACAAGATGTTATAATTTAGTTGTTGATATCATTGGGCTACTGTTTCTCAGGCGGTAGCTTTTTCTTTTACCCATTTATGTTTTAACGTAAATGACGCTTCAATAATTTTTATACGAATTTCCACTAACTTCTTTTCCTGTTGTAACGCTTCAAGTCTTTTTACATCATTAAATGTTTTAGCTATTTTTATCTCACCGCTTAACTTTGCATCATACCGAATCAAATTCTTGTAATCATTTAAATTAGGATTCTTATAATCTACTGTCATATATATTCACTCCTAAAAAGCCTTAGTTAGAGTTAATAAACTGTCTATTGTTTGAATCACAACGTTTTCTGACATTGCTTTTTGCAACCAACTTTTTTGTATTTGTTCCATAATTCCAAAGTGGGTTTGTTCTAAAGCATGTACCACACATTGGCTCGCTTGAAGCGTATCGAAAATTTCTTTAGCATGAATCGCATATTCATGTTTCTTCTTTTCATCCATTTGCCATGAACGTGTTGTAACTTGCAAATTCATGATTTCCTTTGCTGCTGCAATCCCTTCCTCAGCTTGTTTGATATAATTCATAAGTTGTAAATTTATATCTTTTGTTAAACGTGGATCTGTAGGCGGTAAACCGACACCGTAAATATGTTTAATTGCTTGTTTATTCAGGTTTGCACCTGTTGCATCACACCAATCCATCGCCAGTTCAAATTCCGGTTTGGATTGACCAGATTCAATACGTAGTAAGCGTTCATATGTAATACCAAGATACTTTGCTAATCCTTTTTTTGTTTTCAACTCAGATTTTTCACAACACTCTCTCGCATTTTGTAACAAATCACTAATTGACGAATTACAATATATGCTTGTTCCCATGTTTGTTCGCCTCCATATTAAGTTGTTAAGGTATTAAAATATTTAATACATACATGACCTGTCTATTTTTTATGTAAAAAGAGAGGAACTAATCCTCGATATTTTCTTTTGTCTGCATTTCATCGATGATGGCCCAACCAGCCTTATAATATGCTTGAAGGATTTTATCAATCTCCTTTTGTGGTTTCGGTTCAGGAGCCACAACATAGACTTTTGTTTTTCCAAATTCATAAGACACTGCATATTCTTCCTGTTGGCTCATGGTGTCACCTCTTGAAGTGCTTTCTATATTTGTATGCTGTTGATCTGTTGGTACTGCCATTTGAATTGTTGACATTTAATCACCTGCTTCCCCACCTCAAAGTATAAGAATCTTGTACCTCTATACATCAAATTAACTCTTTTACATCGCAATTAAGAATGTCGGATAATCTTATAGCTTTTTCAAGATTTGGGTTGCTATATCCGTTTTCCCAATTACTAATTGTAGATTTTGTAACTTGCATTCGATCAGCTAATTCTTGTTGAGTCAATCCCGCTTTGTTCCTAGTTCTAATCAACTTTATGTTTTTATTCATCGTCTCACCACCTGTATAAGTAACTTGTACTATTATTATATGTATAAGATTCTTGTACGTCAATGCATTTGTACAATTTTCTTGTACAAAGTTTAATATCAAATCCATATAAGGTACAATGTTTTTGTACTTTTATTAATTAGGAGGTGCTGAAATTGTTGACAGAAAGATTAAAAGAAGCGCGTAAAATGCGTAAACTTACACAACAAGGATTAGCAGATAAAGTTAATGCAACTAAAGGCACCATTAGTAACTACGAAAATGGTCATAGTACTCCCTCAAACGAAATGTTAAAAGATTTAGCAAATATTTTAGGAGTAACAACAGATTATTTATTAGGAAGGGACGATAAATTAGGACCATCTAGTCAACTTCCCGAATTAACGAAAAAAGATACTCGTGACATCGCTCGCGATCTAGAAAAAACCCTAGAACAATTAGAAAATAGTGAAGAAGCATTAATGTTTGACGGTGAACCAATCGATGAACATACAAAAGAAATGATTCGTATCTCATTAGAAAACTCAATGCGAATGGCAAAACAACTGGCAAAACAAAAATTCACTCCAAACAAGTACAAAAAAGATTGAATGGAGCAATACTAAATTGGACATCAAAGAATACGTACTAAACATCACAAATAAACATCAAACAACAGACCCATTTGAAATTGCCAGGCGAAAAAATATTACTGTGTTGTTTGCTGACCTAGGAAGTACCCTTGGTTTTTACAACACTTACAAACGATTTAAATTTATTCATATTAATAATCAAATTAACGAAACACTCCAACGTTTTGTTTGCGCCCACGAATTGGGACATGCCTTACTTCATCCTAAAGCAAATACTCCCTTCTTGCGTAATCAAACATTTTTTTCAGTAGACCGTTTTGAAATCGAAGCAAATACATTTGCTGTAGAATTGTTATTTACTGATGAGATGATTGCTGCATATAAACATACTAATTTATCTATTCAAGAGATTGCGGAGATTCATGGGGTTCCAGGAGGATTCGCTCGCTTAAAAAGCTTTAACCAATAGAGGAAAAATTAAATAAAGGGGAGTTAACACTTATATATGGATATTAACGAGATTTTGCTAAAATCGTCACCAGCATTAGTTACTGCAATAGTTGCCCTATTTGGTAGCATAACCTTTATTATTCAACGAACTATTCTTCTCTCAGCTACTAGTGAATTCGATATGTTATTCATTAATAAAGAACAACAAAAAAAAATAAGACTTATTGGCTTGATTGTTCTAACAATTATAGGAACATTATCCATTTATATTACTCCCGGTTTATTTTTTTATAAAGCATACTCTGACTTTCTACTTGAACATCGTATAATCTCTACTGTAATTGCGGGATTATCTTTTTTAATTTTCTTAGGAAAATCTTACCAAATTTCCCGCGCATCATTAAATGTCGATAGTTCTAAAGAAACTAAAAAACATATAACAAAACTCTCTATTCATATATTTCTATCTAGCTTAGGCTGGTATTACATATTAATTATTTTTTGCATAGAAAATGCTACTTGGCTAGAAGTATCATTATTAGGTATTTTGGCCCCTTTATGTACAAGTGCATATTTTATTTATCCCTTAATAAAAATACAGCGGTTGGAAAGAAAAAAGTATTCTGTACGTATATTAAAACGAGATGAAATAGATAGTATAAATCTAATTCATAAATACACTATTGATGAGAAGAGAACTTTATGTACTGCAAAAGACTTACGTGAAAGTGATATTTTTTATGTATGTGATTTTTCTTCTGAAGTTTATTTAGAATATAAAGATGTTAGTAGTATCAAAGTTAATCAAAAAAATAATTAATATAAATACAGTTACCCCTAGCTCCTTTCAGGAGCTTTTTTAACATGTTTTATCCACCTATAATGTATAATAAACCACTAACGAGGAGGTAATTTTATGAAAACAGCAATCTACTTACGTAAATCCCGTGCCGATCTCGAAGCTGAAGAACGTGGCGAAGGAGAAACTTTAGCAAAGCATCGTACTACCCTGCTGAAAATAGCTAAAGAGCTAAATTTAGATGTTTTATCCGTTCGTGAGGAAATCGTTTCTGGGGAGAGCTTAGTGAAACGTCCTGAAATGTTGGCACTTCTTGAAGAAATTGAAGACAATAAATATGACGTTGTTCTATGCATGGATATGGACCGTTTAGGACGTGGTGGTATGAAAGAACAAGGAATCATATTAGAGACGTTTAAACGCTCGAATACGAAGATTATGACGCCTAGAAAGACTTATGACCTTAATGATGAGTGGGACGAAGAATACAGCGAATTTGAGGCGTTTATGGCACGTAAAGAATTAAAGATTATTACACGCCGTATGCAACGCGGTCGTATAGCAAGTGTAGAGGCTGGTAATTACCTAGGTACACATGCACCTTACGGATATGATATTCATCGATTAAACAAGCGTGAGCGTACGTTAACGATTAATTCAGAAGAAGCTTCTGTCGTAAGAATGATATTTGAGTGGTATGCCAATGAGGATATGGGTGCGAATGCTATTATGCGTAAATTAAATGAACTTGGCTACAAAAGTAAGTTAGGTAACGATTGGAACCCATACAGTATATTAGATATGTTAAAAAATAATGTGTACATCGGAAAAGTAACATGGCAAAAAAGAAAAGAAGTGAAACGCCCAGATGCAACGAAACGTAGTTGCACTAGACAAGATAAATCAGAATGGATTATTGCGGATGGAAAACATGATCCGATTATTCCAGAAAGCTTATTCGAAAAGGCACAGGAGAAATTAAATACGAGGTATCACGTTCCTTATAATACGAATGGATTAAAGAATCCCTTAGCTGGGATTATCAAATGTGGAAAATGTGGATACAGCATGGTACAACGATATCCAAAAAATCGAAAGCAGACAATGGATTGTAAACATCGTGGTTGTGAAAATAAATCCAGTTATACAGAACTAATCGAAAAACGTTTATTTGAAGCGTTAAAAGAATGGTACATCAATTATAAAGCTGATTTTGAAAAAAATAAGCAAGATGAAAACACAAAAGAAACACAAATTATCCAAATGAACGAGGCTGCTTTACGAAAACTTGAAAAAGAGTTAGTGGATGTCCAAAAACAAAAAAATAATTTACACGATTTATTAGAGCGTGGTGTTTATACCGTTGATATGTTTTTAGAACGTTCTAATGTTGTTTCCGATCGTATTAATGAAATTACTGAAACGATGGAAAACCTCAGAAAAGAAATTAAAACAGAAATAACAAAGGAAAAAGTGAAGAAAGATACAATTCCTCAAATCGAGCATGTGTTAGATCTATATTTCAAAACAGATGATCCACAAAAAAAGAACAGCCTCCTAAAGTCCGTTTTAGAAAAGGCTGTTTATACGAAAGAAAAATGGCAAAGACTCGACAATTTTAAACTTGTGCTTTACCCTAAACTCCCTCAAGATGGCGACAAATAA